TACCCTCTGGAAACGGTTAGAGGTAACGGAGGCGGTGTCCGTATTGCCGATTGGTATCATCCGCACAAGAACATTCTGTCACGGGAGCAGATTTCCGTATTGGAACAGTTGCTTCCACAGGCAGATGAAGAGCAGAAGCGTGTGCTTGACCAGATGCTCCGTGAATACGGCTCTAACAAATACTGTCCAATCGTCTGAGGACAAGCCGGGTGACGATTCGGCAAGTCAGATGTAACGAGAACCCTACGGCCATGAGAGCCGAATGCAGAAAGGAAATGAATCTATGAAGAAGATATTTATTTGCTCCCCGTTCAGGGGAAACATCGAGGAAAACACAAAGGCAGCACAGTTTTTTGCCAAGGTCATCATCGGCACAGGCAGGATACCGATTGCCCCACATCTTTATTTTCCACAATTCCTTGATGAGGATAATCCCAATGAAAGAATGAATGGAATAGAAATGGGTCTGGAACTCATGGATGTGTGTGATGAGGTTTATGTTTTAGGCTTCAACATCACGGAAGGCATGAGATTTGAATTAAACCATGCCAGAGAGAAGCGTATCCCGGTGCGTCTGTATGACGAGTACATGAATGCCGTGAACCTTCGCACGCTGCCTATTGATGAACGTGCAAATGCTGAATATCGCAGAATCATTAAAGGTCTGCGACTTGTGAAATAGGAAAGGAGATTTTAACCATGTGTAATGCGATGTTAAAAATGGCAGAAGGTTATGCCCTTCTTGCGGAAGGTATGAGAGAACTGGCAGAAGCAGGGGAAACACCTGTTAAGCCTGAAAAGAAAGCAAAGAAAGCTGCCAGTGAAAAAGCGGAGGCTCCTGCTACTACGGAAGAGACCGCATCCGCAGAAGAGGCGGTAACCGTTGAAATGGTCCGTGCGGTGCTTGCGGATAAATCAAGGGAAGGAAAAACACAGGAAGTAAGAAAACTCTTAATTGAGTTTGGGGCGGATAAATTGTCGGCCATTCCCGATGAGAAACTTTCTGACCTTCTTAAGAAAGCAGAGGTGCTGTAATGGCGGCACATTCGGTGTTCCCGCCTTCTTCTGCAAAGCGTTATTTGAACTGCCCTCCAGCTTTAAAGCTGGAGCAGCAGTTTGAAGACGAGCAGTCCCCGTATGCTGCAGAGGGAAGTGCAGGACACGCACTTGCGGAACACCTTATAAAAAAGCATTTAAAAATACGGACAAAACGCCCCGTATCAGATTACTTCACGGATGAACTTGTGGAAGCGGTGGATGAATATGTGGGTTACTGCGTGGAGCAGATTGAAGAAGCCAAGCGTGAATGTAAGGCTCCGGTATTTGAAGTGGAGCGTAGGACAGATATTTCCATGCACATTGCAGGGTGCTTTGGTACGGCAGATATGGTCATTGTTACCGACAGGAAAATTCATGTGATTGATTTGAAACTCGGTAAGGGTGTCATGGTTGATGCAGAGCATAACGAACAGCTGATGCTTTATGGCCTGGGAGTCTTGGATTTTTATGAAGTCCTATATGACATTGAAACGGTGGAACTTACCATCGTACAGCCGAGACTGGAACATTTCTCTACATGGGAAATTACGGTGGATGATTTGAAAGCGTGGGCAAGTGTGGAACTGGAACCCAAGGCAGAAATGGCACTGGCAGGAGAAGGCGAATACAAAGCCGGAGACCATTGCCGATTCTGTAAGGCTCGTTTTACCTGCCGTGCAAGAGCAGAGGAATATTTGAAACTGGCACAGATGGAGTTTGCCGAACCTGCACTGTTATCGGATGAGGAAATTGCAGAGGTGCTTTTGAAAGCAGATGCCTTAAAGAAGTGGGCAGAAGAAATCTATGCCTATGCACAGAATGAAGCGGTGGTTAACCACAGGCAGTGGCCCGGTTTCAAACTTGTGCTTGGCAGAAGCAACCGTAAGTATACGGACGAAGGAGAGGTGGCGGAGGCTGCCAAGAAAGCCGGATACACGGATATATTTAAGACTTCCCTTATCGGCATTACCGAGATGGAAAAGCTGATGGGCAAGAAGGTATTTAATGAAATTCTCGGTAACTTGGTTTATAAGCCGGATGGCAAAGTAACCTTGGTGCCGGAATCAGATAAAAGAGAAGCAGTAAAAACAGCAACCGCAGAAGCGGATTTTATGGAGGATTGAAATTATGACAGCACAGAACACAAAAGTAATTGTACCTTGTAGACTTTCCTACGCTCACATTTGGGAGCCGGATTCCATCAATGGCAGTGAGCCGAAGTATTCCGTTTCCTGCATCATTGACAAAAATGATAAGGAAACCATCGCAAAGATTCAGAAGGCAGTGGAGATTGCCAAGGAAGAAGGTAAGAGCAAGTGGGGCGGTAAGATTCCTGCGAACTTAAAAACACCTCTTCGTGACGGTGACATCGACAGACCTGATGATGAAGCGTATGCAGGCTGTATGTTCTTAAACGCCAACAGCCGTCAGGCACCTCAGGTGGTAGACAACAAGGTTCAGCCTATTTTGGATCAGAGCGAAGTTTACTCCGGTTGCTACGGAAGAGTGTCCGTAACATTTTACGCATACAATTCCAACGGCAATAAGGGCATTGCTGCAGGCCTTGGCAACGTGCAGAAACTTCGTGACGGAGAGCCTCTTGGTTCCAGAGCAAATGCGAAGGATGAGTTTGAGGCAGTGGAAGCAGAGGATGATTTCCTCTCATAGGAAATATGGGGCGGTGGTAACACTACCCCTTACATAGGAGGTTTTGTATGGAAATGTGGAAAGACATAGAAGGATATGAAAATAAATATCAGATTAGCAGTTTGGGGCGGCTTCGCAGTATGCCCCGTTATGTAAGAGGCAGGAACGGTTCTACCAGAAGACTGCCAATGCAGGTGTTGGAACTTACGAAAGAGCAGGTGCTTTTAGTTAGGCATCAGCTTGCCGAAGGAAAGCACCCTTATACCATAGCGGAAGAAATGGGTATCTCCCGTAAGGTAGTAAGCAAAATTAAATCGGGGAGGTCTTATGCATGGCTGAAATAATGGCAATTGATATTGAAACCTTCTCCGATGTGAGTCTGCCGGATGCAGGTGTGTATCGGTATGTGGCATCCGAGCAGTTTGAAATCATGCTGTTTGCTTACAGCATAGATGAAGGGGAAACCAAGGTTATAGACATAGCATCCGGTGAGAAGATACCGGAAGAAATTATGGAGTTACTTATGGATGACGGTGTGATAAAAACCGCATTCAACGCAGCCTTTGAACGAAACTGTATCAACCGACATTTCGGGCTTTCATTAAAGCCGGAAGTGTGGCGGTGTACGGCTGTTCAGTCGGCAATACTGGCATTACCGCTTTCCCTTGAAGGAGTAGGGGAAGCATTAAACCTTGATAAAAAGAAGATGGCAGAGGGAAAGGAACTAATCCGCTTTTTCTGTATGCCATGTAAGCCTACCAAGGCAAATGGTGGCAGGACAAGAAACCGTCCTACGGATGCACCGGAAAAGTGGGAATTGTTCAAAACTTACTGCAAGCGGGACGTGGATGTGGAAATGCAGATAAGGCAGAAACTGAAAAATTATCCCATACCGGAACGGGAGCAGGTGCTTTACTGCATGGACCAGAGAATCAATGACAGAGGCATCATGGTGGATATTCAGATGGTGCAACAGGCAATAGCGTGTGACCTTCTCTATAAGGATACGGCAACGAAGCGTGCTTATGAATTATCCGGTTTGGAAAATCCAAACAGCGTATCACAGCTTAAAGGGTGGCTATCGGATAAGGGATTGCAGGTAGATTCCCTTGCCAAGGATACCGTGAAGGAACTTGTGGATAAGACGGAGGGGGAAATATCGGAACTGTTGAAACTTCGTCTTGCCATGTCAAAGACCAGTGTAAAAAAGTATGAAGCCATTGAGCGTGCGGAGTGTAGCGGAAGGGTACACGGTCTGCTTCAGTTTTACGGAGCAAACAGAACCGGACGTTGGGCCGGCAGACTCGTGCAGATTCATAACCTCCCACAGAATCATATGGAGGATTTGGAACTGGCACGCTCCATTGTAAAAGAAGGTCGGTTTGATTTGGTGGAACTGTTATACGATTCCACACCGGAAGTGTTGTCGGAGTTAATCCGTACCGCATTTGTGGCAAAAGAAGGATGTCGGTTTATTATCAGTGACTTTTCCGCAATCGAAGCCAGAGTCCTTGCGTGGATGAGCGGAGAAGGATGGAGATTAAATGTGTTTTCCACACACGGCAAAATCTATGAAGCATCGGCATCTGCCATGTTCGGTGTTCCCATTGAGGAAATCGGTAAGACTTCTCCCCTTCGTCAGAAGGGAAAGATTGCGGAACTGGCACTTGGATATGGCGGTTCGGTAGGAGCCTTGGTATCAATGGGGGCGGTTAAGATGGGACTTTCGGAAGAGGAACTGCCGGAGCTTGTAACGCAGTGGAGAAATGCCAATCCTCATATTACACAGTTTTGGTGGAAGGTGGATGCGGCTGCATTTAAGGCGGTAAAGGAAAAGACTACGGTGCAGATGGAGAGGCTTATCTTCGAGTACAGGGGTGGCATCTTATTTATTCATCTGCCATCAGGAAGAAAACTGTCCTATATCAAGCCCAGAATGGAATTAAACAAATTCGGAAGGGAAGGCATTACCTACGAGGGCGTTGGCGAAAACAAGAAATGGACTCGGATTGAAACGTATGGTCCGAAGCTGGTGGAAAACATCGTACAGGCGGTATCAAGGGATATTTTGGCAGAAGCCATGCTGCGACTTGAGAAAGTGGGATTTGATATTGTGATGCACGTTCATGATGAAGTGGTGCTTGAGGTGCCTGAGGGGATTTCTTCGGTGGAAGAAGTCAATGAACTGATGGCAGTAAATCCCTCGTGGACGGCAGGACTTCCCTTAAAAGCAGCCGGATTTGAATCAACATTTTATAAAAAAGATTAGGAGGCAGGTAGCATGAAACTGTATGTATCAACGGGTAACTCCCGTATGGACAAAAAGTGGAACGGATGTGAGATGGAATTTGCCGAGTTTGCCGAGCGGGTATCCAAAACCATCCGAACAGCAGAAACGGTGGAGCAGTATAAGAAGCTGCCCAAGGCAAAGCAGGATGACATTAAAGACGTGGGCGGTTTTGTCCTCGGCAGATTAAAGGGTGGCAGAAGAAAGAAGGATACGGTGATATCAAGGTCAGCCATTACCCTTGATATGGATTACGGTACGGATGGCATTTTGGATGAAATTGAAATGTTCCATGATATGAAAATGCTCGCTTACAGTACCCATAAGCACACGGAGGAAAATCCGAGACTCAGACTTATCATTCCCATAACAAGGGAAGTGACACCGGATGAATACGGTGCGGTCAGCCGAATGCTTGCTAAAGATATCGGTATCGAATTATTCGATGATTCCACTTATGAACCGTCCCGTCTTATGTATTGGCCATCCACTTCTTCAGACGGAGAATTTGTTTTCCGTGAGATTGAAGGAGCGGTGGTAGACCCGGATGCGGTGCTTTCCCGGTACAAAGATTGGAAGGATGTATCCTCATGGCCGGTAAGTAACCGTCAGCATACTTTGGTGGAACGCACCTTAAAGAAACAGGCTGACCCACTTGCAAAAGACGGTTTGATTGGAGCATTTAACAGAACCTACCCCATCCGTGAAGCCATTGATACGTTTATTTCTGATATTTATCAGCCGTCTGCCATGACCGGAAGATATGACTATGTTCCTGCGGATTCGTCAGCAGGAGTGGTGGTATATGAAGAGGCATTTGTATTTTCCCATCATGCCACAGACCCTGCTTGTGGTAAGCTGATGAACGCATTTGATGTGGTGCGTATCCATCTGTTTGGAGATAAAGATGCCAAAGCGGATGAAGGTACGGAGCCGGGCAAACTTCCTTCTTTTAAGGCAATGCAGGATTTTGCTTCGCAGGATGAAAAGGTAAAAGAGACACTTGCAAGGGAACGTCAGCAGTTGGCGGTAGCCGAATTTGCCGAGGATGAGAACTGGCAGAAGAAACTGGAAATTGACCGTCAGGGCAAGGTAAAGGATACCCTTACCAATATCGCAACCATTATCCGGTGCGATAAGAATCTGAAGAATATTGTTTACAACGAGTTTAAGGACACCATTGATGTTATCGGAGTGCTTCCTTGGAAGCAGGTAAAGCCGGGATGGAATGACTCCGACCTTGCCAATGCCAAGGTGTATTTTGAAAAAGTGTACGGTATCTGGTCACCTACCAAATTTAAGGACGCACTGCTTGCGGTGGTTTCCGCTGACAGGCTTTACCACCCAATCAAAGAGTATTTTGCATCGCTGTCATGGGATGGAGTGGAGCGAATCGACACTTTGCTCATTGATTACTTCGGAGCAGATGACAGCAAATATGTGAGGGAGGTAACCCGTAAAACATTAGTGGCTGCGGTAGCACGTATTTTTAAGCCGGGAGTGAAGTTTGACTCCATCCTCGTGCTGAGTGGTCCGCAGGGAATGGGTAAGTCTACCTTCTTTGCCATCCTTGGCAGGGAGTGGTTTTCGGATTCCCTCTCCATCTCGGATATGAGGGATAAGACTGCAGCAGAGAAGTTGCAGGGATATTGGATTCTGGAAATCTCCGAAATGAACGGTATCAAAAAGACGGATGTGGAAACCGTGAAGTCCTTTGTGACCAGACAGGATGATAAGTTCCGTCAGGCATACGGAGTGAATGTGGAGAGCCACCCACGAAGTTGTATCATTGTGGGAAGCACCAACTCCGAATCCGGCTTCCTTCGTGATGTGACAGGTAACAGACGTTTTTGGCCGGTCCATGTTCCGGGAACGGGAGCGCACCATCCTTGGGAAGTGACGGAAGTCGACCAGATTTGGGCAGAGGCAATTGAATATTACAAAAATGGCGAAGAGTTGTTCCTTAAGGGCGAAGCTGCGGAAGAAGCCCATCGTATGCAACAGGATGCAATGGAGTCGGATGACAGAGAAGGTATCGTGCAGGATTACCTTGACCGTCTGCTTCCCGATTCATGGGATACGATGGATATTTATCAGCGCAGGGCATTCCTTGGCAATGGCGAGTTTGAATCCACAGGCATTACAGGCACGGTGGAGAGAAAGAAGGTCTGTATCATGGAAATATGGTGCGAGTGCTTTGGTAAGGAGCGTCAGAATCTTAAGAAGACGGACTCCTATGAAATGGAGGCTATCTTAAACAAAATCGGTGGTTGGAGAAAATATACCGGAAGTGCATCCGGTAAGTCCCGAATACCCCTTTATGGAATCCAGAAAACCTTTGAGCGAATTTAGCAAGGAAACAAAGGAACGGATTTTCTTGTTTCCCATGTTTCCCACACGCTAGTGGGAAACGGTGGTGGGAAACAGTATAGACACCTTGAAAAATAAGGGTTTGCGGTCTGTTGT